CATAATGCTCCTATGTTAGCCGATGATTAGTTTACGCTAAACCCTTGGTGTCATCGTTCAGTTCATCGGTGTCAAGGATGAAGTATGTGTAGATGCGGGTTGGGTTGGGGTAGAGGGTGACGATGTGACGGTCTGGGGTGATGTCATGATTGATTCCTTCGAGTGCCATGACTTGTGTGACTGTTGATGGGGTTGAGTTCGGGAACGATTTGGTGACGGATAGTTGTGAGCCGATGTCGAGCGAACCGACGATGGTTCGTTGTGCATCGGTTAGGCCGTTCATCACGACTTGAATATTGCCAAACCAAAACGCAGGCACAGGACGAGTCAAATACCCAGCAAGGTCACCAGCATCGTCCAAGGTTTCTAGGAGCGTGATGACAAGTGGTGTTTCTTGTACACCGAACTCAGCAACGGACTCAGCAACTACAGCTTGAGCGTATTCAATGGTTGGTTGCAGGTTGCCTGCTGTTGGGATTGGTGGGGCAACAGCGACGTTCACCGTGTTGATTACTGACGGGTTGGTTGGGGTGAAGTCGTTAGGGCGTGACGAGTTTTCTTTAGCGAAATAGTCAGCTAGTTCTGCTTCAAGTTCAGCAGAAAAAAGTGTAAGGTCAACTTGCCAGGAGAATGAACCGAATGACATATCAGTTACTCACAATGTCAAAGGTCGTGTATGGGATGGCGGTGCCACCGGCATCGGATAGGTAGCCGTTGATGGCTTGTAGTTTGCCGAGAAGCCGTCTGTCAAAGTGGAAGTTCCCTGAACCATCCACCCAGATACGGCCTTGCTCGGAGTTGTTGACACGCATCAGATATTCCATGACTGATGACGAAGCGTCAATCGGAGCGTTACCTAAGTTCGCTACACCTTCTTCCAATACCCGTTGACCTGCTTTGCCGAACGCATTAACCGAAGTCAGCACCTTGTCAATGCGCACGTCAGAGCGTTCTGGCACTACCGACCCTGAAGCAATCTTCGTGTTATTCAACCTGAACAGATCGTCAGAACAGTTGATCGTTACAAGTGACCTGCTTGGGTTCTCAATGCGCTGGTCGTATTGGGTGATGATGCCGGTGAACAGATATGTTCCGTTACGACTGATCCGCACACCAGAGTTCAACTCAAACCCCAACCGTCCCTTAGCCGTATTCCAATAAGGCGAACCCTCATTCACCAGGCTGAACCGATAATCCAAATCCTCAATCTGCAACACCGCAGTCGAAGGCTGACCCGTAGGGTCACGGAACCTGTTCTGGCGACCACGATTGATAGACACCTGCTTCACATAAGCAGTCACATCCTGCCAATCAGTCGTACCCTCCAACACATACACGCTTTGGTCTAGAACACCAGCAACGGCATCATCCAAACGAAACGCATTAGTCGATGCACCATAATCCATCTCGACCTTATAGGTGCCACAGTTAGGAATCGCAACAGCCATCGTGCTACTTAGTCTTCACAGGAATCTTGCCAACAGAACGGTTGTACTGTTGCAAGGCATCAACCACCTTCTTAGGCAAACCCTCCTCAGCAATCGCAGCATTGATATTGATCTGATACGTGTCATTCGGCCTCAACGAGAACCCACCCCCAGCCGTAACCGGCACCTGCCCTGCCACCCCACTCATCGGATTAGGCATACCACCCAAAACCTTCGGATACTTCGCAATCAAATCAATCGTCGCCTGCAACGAAGCATTGAAATCATCCTGAGCGTTCTTCGTATTAGTGACCGCCTCCTCCCAAGCCTCAAACGCTGAAGCCTGTTGACGAGTCGCATCCTCAACACCACGCAACGCCTCATCATAAAGATACGAACCAATCGTCGCACCAAATATCGTTTCGTTCAACAACGTCTGCTGGTCATTCAACTCCTTAGTTGAATCAATCTGAGAATCAATCGCATCCTTCACCGACAACTTCGCCTCAGCCAAATCCAACTCTGCTCGACGCACATCCATCGGAGAAGACTCAGGGTCTTTACGAACCTCAGCAAGATTCTTCTCAGCATCAGCAACCGAATAGATAGCCTCCTCAACCGCAAACGTCGCCCGCTCCTGCGCACGTTGCGCCCTATCCAACTCCTTCTGCGCAGCAATAGCCTCCGGCGAACCAGCACCAAACCCACGCTCAATCTGAGCCAACCTAGCCTTAGCGTTAGCGAGGTTGGTATTGGCATCAGTCAACGAAGACAACGCCCCAGACTCAGACTTACTAGCCTTCGTCAACCTGTCCTGCAACGATTCTGTTTTCTTCAACGAATCACCATATTCTTTAAGTTTTTCAGTAGCAGTTTTAAGAGTCTTATTTGTCCCCTTCAAACCACTCGTGTCATCACCGGTCAAATCCTCGGTGGAACCAAGCAAACCTTGTTGCGCTCGAATCGCTGACGGCACACCACGCACCGCATAATTATCAACAGATTTAGCAAACCCATCAAACTGTTTTCCAAGTTTGTCAATATCAATGAACTCGTCAAACGCTTTAGCAAAATCTTTGACGGCCTGAATTGGGTTGCCTTTAAGCAGTTCAATCTGAGCTTTCAAAACATAGAACGCCCTAGCAGCAACGTTTGCTGTTGCAGCGATACCAAGCGTGATTCCCTTAAAAGCAGAAACTATCTTTGGTGCAGCTGAACCCGATTCATACAACAACTGCTGAAACCCTGCAACCAAGCCCTTTTCACCAATAACTGTGGTGACTCGTTGAATCGCTGGAGCAACATTCTTTACCAAAAACTCAGAGAACTTTTGCAGGTATGGCAAAAGTGCTGCGCCTATCGTTTCAACAATTTCACCGAATTGTCCTTGCAAAATCTTTATCTGTCCACCAAAAGTATTTGCAGCGGTTTCCGCAGCACCGCCGAATTGGTCGTTCAATAAGCCAACAACCTTTTCAAAGTCTTTTGACTTCTTGATGTTGTCATCAAGCGGGATACCAAGTTTTGATAATGCTGTGAACTGTCCCTGGCTGGCCTTAGCCAAAGCCAACGAAACAGACGCAAGGTCTTTTCCTGTTGCAGCAGAAATATCTTGAGCCGTATTAAGCAAGTTCTGGGATTGAGTGAGGTCACCTGTCGCCCGAACTAAAGTCCCCAGCGACGCACGAAGTTCTGTGTCAGATGTTCCGGTGCGAAGTTGCGTCACCGATATATACCGTTCAGCAGAACGAGTCAACGCCTCATTAGCACCAAAGGTTTTCTCCAGCTGACGTTGCAACTCAGCCTGCGAAGCTTGGTCTTCCATCGCAGCTTTAACCGCCGAAGTTAATCCCGCAGCGATAGCACCCAAGGCAGCAGTACCCGCAATCGCCAACTGACCCCAACCAGGGATCGCACCACCAACCGACTTCTGTAAACCTTTCAGCCCACCAGATAACCCCTTGAATCCTGCTTGGGCTTTAGCGGTATCAGAAATAAACTTAACAACGAACGTCCGCTCACCAGCCATGCAACGATTCTACTCAATAACAGACAACCCATTCCGCAAAGCAACAAACTCATCAAGCATCGCAGAATACAAAGCCTTCCCCGTCAGGCCATCCCAACGAGAAATATCTACAGGCGCATTCCACCAAGCCTCAGACAACACCTCTGAACCAGCACGACGCTGACGAGGCTGACGCACCTGCTTTGAACGAGGCGACACAGGATTGACAACAGGTTCAACATCCAACTTGAACGATGAATCAAGCAACACACCATGACCCTCATGGAACTCAAACGGCTGATCGGGTGCGTGTTGAGGAAGATAGAAAATACGTGCAGGGTCTTTAGTCTGAGGGTCACCAACCAACCCGATACGGTCATGCAACTCCTGCCACACGACACGCCACAACGAAGCAGGCACCTTCTCCGCTAACGGCAAAACAAGGTGATAGTGAGGATCATCCAACCGATGCGAATAAGTCGAATACGCAAACCATTCCAAACCATCAAGCCGAGCATGGTCAAACGCTTCACCGTCCATGTCCACAACCAACGCCTCAACAAACCTGACATTACGGTTACCTCTAGTAGTACCAACGTCATACTCAACCGGAGACCACAACGCACCCGCAGCCTTGACAGCGTTCTCCTCATGCAACGACAACAGCTCTTTAAGTTGCTCCCAAGACGAAGCCAACGGCTTCGGATAAATCGACTTCACATTCCTAAACAGAACTGCCATAACCCCTCCTACCTAGAGGGTACAGGAAACCAGCGGAATGTCAAGGCTTATCTTTAAGCGTGTTTAACACCCTCTGAATAGCGTCCAGATATTGAGTGGCAATATTGCCTTTCTCTTTACGGACAGTCTGCCAAAAAAAATAACCTGAACGCCCACGATGGCGCAAGAACTGTTTTGTTCTAGGCCTAGCCTGACCACCAAACTCAGCACCAAAGAACACGTCTCCCCTGGTCACCTTGCGCTTGCGGTTTCGGTTCGGGTTGGACTTAGAAACAAACGCAGATTTTTCACTCAACTTGATAGTAGGAATACGGTCACGCCTAGCCCGCATACCCTTCATCACCTCAGTTGCCTGACGAGAACGGGTGACAGTCGCAGCCTCAGCCTTAGCCTTCTCATTCAGATTCTCAGCCACATTCTGTGCAGCTTTACGCATCTCAGTATTGAAACGCTCATCAGCCTTCGCAGCGTCACGAAGAAAACTTGCGATACCGACAATCTCAATCGCATCGTTACCACCGGTAATTGTGACTTGACCTGCTCTACCGTAAACCGCCATACAGCAAGACTACTTGTTTAGATGAATTGCCCTCCAACGCAAATAAGCAAACATCGTGAACAACATTCGAGGGTCTTCTGCCAGCAACACCGAAGGAGCGATACCTGTCTCAACGGACAGGTACGCAATCATCCAATGGGCTGACTGGTCTCCAAAGGGACGATCACAGCGTTAGCTTGGTTGCCCAACTCCAAAGTCTCAACATCGTTAATCCAAGAATCAAAATCTAAACCAGTCTTCTTCTGACGATGTTCTGAATGCCATGCGATATATGCAAGGTCAGTCAAAGTTAGTTCGGCTTCAAACTTGGCGACGCTCTTGTTGAACTTTTTTTCAAAAGCAATAAAGTCTGGGAATGTTGCCATGATGGTTCGCTTGGACTGATCCAAAGCAGAAGTCATCTCTAGTGCTATCTTCATTTTCTACCTCCGCAGGTAAGGGTTGTTAAAGAAAAGTTATGCGCCAGTACCAGTCTTAGTTACTGCACCGTCGATTGGGTAGGTAACTGAAGCAGTTGCCAAATCGCCAACAGCACCAGCAACAGGAGTCCAAGTCAACGGCAGCACATTGAATGCGTACTGTGGGTTGGTGCTTGAAGCAGATGCAGTTCCGTTTGGCTTGACTGTCACAGGTACAGCAGTACCAGCATTCCAAGCGTCGTAGAACAACTTCTCAATCGTTGGGTAATCCTGATGCAACTCAAGTGTGATTGAGTTGTCTGCAAGACCTGCGATACGGGTAACCGCACCAGACGAACCGAATGATGTTGTAGCAACTTCAGCCTTTGACAGGTTTAGTGTTACTGATGCAACATAGGACGTGATGTCGGTGTTAGCTGTGCCGAAGGTGACCGCTACGTTTGTGAGAACTTGCTTTGCCATATTGGATACTCCTGCCTTCCGGCACTCGAAGATTTACTACTGAAACTCTACACGCTCGCAGGATTGCGTATCAACTAAGCGTACACCACCACACGGAAGTCAACCATCAGATATGTCGCATCGTTGCCATCCATCGTGGAGATATTGCTGGCAGATTCAACCAGCAGATTTGACACCACTCCACCCAAAGACCGGTCAGCTTCCAACGCTGCACGAACCGAAGTCGCACCCTCATAGGACAGATACCCATCCAATGCAGTCTGGGCTGTACGTTCCGCAGACCTACCCACAACGACAGACACCACGAAGATATGGGTCACCAATCCACCACGCATCGCCCCGTTGTAGGTGATTGATTCCAACATAGGCCAAGCGAACGGAGCGTTCAGATTGTCTGGTTGCTGGGCGTAAGCCCTCAAACCTGGGATCGTGGCTAGAGCGTTAGAGATACCAGTCTTGATTTCGGTGACTGAGTAACTCATGCAAAAATCCGCATACGACGATACGGTTCAACCAACTGAGCCATATCAGGGTCAAGGTATCGAGACACACGGATAGCACCCAAGTCACCAAACCCAGCCACACCAAGTGGGGAGTCGTAGCGTTTGAAGATGCGTGAAGCCTGAATGATCGTTGCCTGTGTTACTGGCTCCGGCACCGAAGGCCAACCGAAGATTGCGGTGACCTGAACCAAAGCCTGCTCACCATAGTTAGCGTTCACCGTTGGGAATAAGTAATCGCCAACAGCACGAATCTTGTCGTAACTCCAAGTCAACCCGTCAAGGTTTCCGTTCAACGGTTCCAACTGATAATCGGAACGACTCCATGTCAAGTCAAAAGTTCCGTCAGCCTGAGTGGAACTTTTCAATGTCAACGCTGTTCCAGCGATGTCGTCAATCGAGCAGTAGAACGAATCTTCTGCTTGGAAGATTCTTGCCTCTGCTGTTCCTGACTGCCAGAAGCGACGGTTGCAATAACCATCAATCAAACGTGACGCTGCACCAACACAGTTATCAATCAAGTCGTCATCAAGGGTGTCAGCCGTTCCAATGCGGAGAGCTGCCTTAACTTGGTTGCGTGTGGCATATCCATTAGTGATTGGCATAGTGACCTGATTCTAGTTGATTGACGCTGCACCACGATACGGCACACCCTCAAGGGAATAGTTCACGAACGGATTCAACGAATACACCTGACATGAATACACATCCCACAAGCGTTGCTTCATCGCTCGAAGGTGCATCTCATACAAAGCCCAATGCGAATCACCAGGCACATAACCGTCAACCCTGTCACGCCCACCCAAAGAACCACAGTCAGCCCCAACAAGCACAATGAACTTCGCCCCCATGTGCGCTGCAAGGTGCATAGCCCCATGAATGCTCGAAGACCCGATAGTCAACTGACCTGACAACACAGGCCAATCCTTACCGTGCGGATCAAACGATGTCCCAGGTCTACCGGTACGAGTACCGAACGTGGTCAGATTCCCAGCACAACCAGCAAACACCCCATCGGTACCATGCTCACGCTCAGGAGTAAACGCCCCAATACAATCCTCACGCTTTGCCTCATGTTGAGCGTCTTCGTGATAATGGCTGAAACAGTAGTAACCCTTCAGCCCAAATACTGAGCCAACGAAGTTAACTGCGATAGTTACCTTGTCGTCAAAGAAGTCTGGTGACAGATAGTCGAGTGTTGCACCTGAGCCGAGAACATAGATGGTCTCGCCTTCATGGAGATTCTCGTAGTCGTCCATCGGGTCGTATTCTCTTAGTCCCATCCGAGTTCCCTTCGTCGTGTTAAGTCCCAATGTCCGGCATCAGGCAAACCTGATTGCCAGCGCATCGTGTGAAGCGCAGCGTTGGATGCGAAGCTCTTAGCGTTGCGTTCGTTTAGTTCTGGTGCAGAATTAATCGTAGAAGAGTTGTCGTGAACTATCTCAGCATCCGAAGTCCAGAACTGTATGTTGACCCGCTTCGCACGTTCCTCAAAATCGTTGTCCTCAAAGTAGGCGGGGACATAACACTCGCTGAACAACCCGACCTTGGCAATAACCTCAGACCCAATCCACGCACAACACCAACCAGGCTTCGCCTCAGTCAATGTCACCGAATCAGGTTTGCAATCGTTGTAGAAAACCTCTAACTGTCCTGGCTCAAAGTATGCGTCAGAGTTCAGGATTATCCAGCCGTCAGCGTGTGGGGTTGCTTTGATACCGAGGTTCCATGATGGGGCGACACCGAGGTTCGTTGGCATTGACCAGACGTGATAGTTCTTGA